CTCTGTATCAAACTGTGCTTCTTCTGGTCCGTTATCCTGTATGTTAATTTCTTCTTTTATTAACTTTACTAGTTGTGATCTTTTCATTAATTATTTTTTTTTATATTCCTCTACAATTAAATACAATACTAAGGTAACAACCGCTGCTATCCAATAATACGCTATGTCTCCTCCGTCCATTAGAATTTTATAATTAGTATTACTTCTTTTTAGGTTTAATTATAAATAGTAAAGTATTTAATAGAATTGCAAAAGCACCTAATACGATTATGCCTGCTATTATATCCTGTATCATTAGTATTCTTTTATTCTTACATTTAACGTTCCTGTTCCTTTTATAAGCCTATGGTAGACCTCTTTTGGTATAAAAACTTTATCTTTTAATACTTGCGGTAATTCATTATCGAATTGAAACATCCAATCGGTAGATTCTAATATCTCTACCTCTCTATCATTCTCATCTCTATGCCATACTAATTCTTCGTCTGAGATATCTTGTGTAAATTTTCTATAAAGATACTCTGATGTCTCTAATTGAAAATAAGGTCTCATATTACCAGTATCCACTAAAGTTTCTACTTCCTCCTAAAGATTTCCAATATCTTCCGATATTACAAGCCCAGTATCCTGGTTTTGTTTTATCTTTTTTAGTAGCACATTTATGTCTAGCGGCGAAAGAAGATCTAGCTCCTGGCTCATCTATTTTAACATTCAATCCTGTTGTACCTCCAAAAGATACTTTTACTACGTTTCCTTTTTTATTCTTAGTATAAACGTAGAATTTTTTAGAACCGCCTCTTTTTGGTTTATTTAAAGGAACATCTTTACCTCTGTATTCTCCTTCATCAAGTTCTTCATCGACCATTGGAAGATCTAAAGGTACTTTTTGTCCTTCATACATTCCGTATTGTCCAATATCTGTTAATTCTAGTAGTTGAATATCTTGTTCACTTAATACAATTTTACCGTCTCTAAAGGCTTGTCTTGCTTCAGCAAACAATTGTATAAACGAATTAGAGGAATAGCGGTAGACACATTCAGATAGTGTCAGCTTGTTGTCTAAGTGGTACTGTAGGTTCGGTAATCCTACTACTTCTTGTAATTTTATCATAAGAAATCTTTTCTAAAATATCTTCCTTCTATATTATCATTTATATAGTTGGAATCTGGTTCTATTACTCCTTTTATAAATAGGAATTTGTTCTCATAGTATGTATGTAACTTTTTATTTGGAGTAAAGATAAGAATTTCTCTTGAGAATTCCGACTGTTTTCCTTCTTTTATTAAGCCTTTTATTTCTAAGTGGGAACCGTAATAGGTTTTCCAATCAGATTCTTTTCTAACTATTTTAGATTTACTAGCTCTTTTATCTGTTATTAAAGCTAATTCTTTTTTACCTAAAGCTTTTTTTGTAACAGAAATAAGTTGTTTCTTTCCTAAGTACTTTCTACCGGTTGGTAGATGTGTTACTTCATAGATAAACCCGAAGTTGTCTCCGGGCATATCTTCTAGTTCTTTAATTTCTTTATTTTGATATAACCACATTTTTATTTTACCTTATTTTAAGTTGCGTTAATTGCTGCCCAGCCATTTCCTGCCATTCCGCGTCCTAGATATACATACATTTTGCAGTCTATTCCACTCCCTGATATCATTATGCTACCTGTTTCTGCTGTTGCTGGTGTTGTTGCTCTAGGTGCAAGTGTTAGTATATTGTTAATTGTTACTGAGCCTGAAGCAAAATCACCTCCAATTAGGGGTGTACCTGATCCTGATGCTATGTATAGTTTAGAATTTTCAATAACATCTGTTGCAGAACCTGCACTAGCACCTAGGTATAGATTACCGCTTCCTGAAGCATAAGCTCCGGCACTCCAACCTAAAGCAGTGTTGTATGAACCTGATATTTTATAAAGAACAAAATTACCAATTCCAGTATTGCCGAACCCTTCTGTGGCAAGCTTTAGTGCGTTTTGTCCTATTCCAACATTGTTACTTCCACTGTGCTGATAAAGAGCACTTTCACCTAATGCAGTATTTCCATATCCAATTGAGGCAAGGTACATAGCACTGTACCCAATTGCTGTATTTCCACCAGCACCGGTTGTCTTAGATAGAGCATTATCCCCAAATGATGTATTTGTTGCTATATTACCAAATCCGTTATTCCAAACATTTTTAAAAGGACTATAAGATTCTAACCAAGCAATAGGAGTACTTGTTACCCCTGTTAAAGCAGAACCATCTCCTGAGAAAGATCCTGTAAATCCTTGAGTAGCAATAACTGATCCTGTTACTTGGAATTGAGATCCTGATGCAAATACTAAGTTACTTCTAGATCCATCTGCTGTTCCGTTTCCTATTATAAAAGCAGATTGTGCTGATGATGATATGTTGTACTGTCCTTGAACATGTTGGTAGCTTCCTGATGCTGCTGTGAAATACCCTTCAGCATGTGATCCTGTTGCGTATGCTTGTGTCCACTCTCCTTCTGCATGAGACCATTGTCCTGAAGCTACTGTTTGCCTTCCTTCAGCATGTGCTGCTTCTCCTTCTGCATAAGTTACAGATCCTTCTGCGTGAGCAATAACTCCTGTTGCTGTAGTATTTAGTCCTTCTGCATGTGAATATATCCCTATAGCTGTTGACAGGTATCCCTCTGCATGTGAGTAGTCACCTATCGCATTAGTATTTAATCCTTCAGCATGAGATCCTGTACCGTATGCTGTTGTAATCTCTCCTTCAGCATGTGACCATGAACCTGTTGCTACTGTAAAGAATCCTTCAGCATGTGAGAAATCTCCTGATGATGTTGTAAGAAGTCCTTCTGCATGTGAAGCATCACCGTAGGATAATGAGCTTGACCCTTCAGCGTGTGATACAAGTCCAAATGATACTGTACTGTACCCTTCTGCATGTGAGTAGTTACCTGTTGCTTTTGAACTAAAGCCTTCAGCATGTGAAGCGTATCCTGATCCTGTTGTATTGTGCCCTTCAGCATGTGCAAAAGATGCTGATGCTAGTGTATTAAATCCTTCAGCGTGTGAAAAATCTCCTCTTGCGTGTGCGGTGCCTCCTTCCGCATGTGAATAATTTCCTGATGCTTTTGTAGTAGAGCCTTCAGCATGTGAGGCATATCCTGATGCTAATGTAATTACTCCTTCTGCATGTGAGGTTTCCCCTACTGCCTGTGTTTGATACCCTTCTGCATGAGAAGAAGACCCTGATGCTATTGTAAAGAATCCTTCAGCATGTGCTGCCATACCTGAAGCTAGTGATCCTGAGCCTTCTGCATGAGAATAGTTTCCTGAAGCTGTTGTGTATAGTCCTTGAGTATGTGAAGCTATTCCGTTTGCTATAGTCCTAAGTCCTTCTGCATGAGATATGTCGCCTACTGCTGATGTTAAGCTTCCTTCTGCGTGTGAACCTTCTCCTAATGCTATTGTACTTATTCCTTCAGCGTGTGAAGACACTCCTTGTGATAATGTTTGACTTCCTTCTGCATGTGAATAAGATCCTGATGCTATTGTGGTCTCTCCTTCTGCATGTGAGTAGTCTCCTGAGGCTGTTGTGTAGCCTCCTTCAGTGTGGGATACTGCTCCTTGTGCTAGGGTATAAGATCCTTCAGCATGTGAATAAAACCCTGATGCTGTACTTGAACTTCCTTCTGCATGTGAACTGTATCCTGATGCTGATGTAAAGTATCCTTCGGCATGTGAAAAAGAACCGTCAGTACGTGTTTGATTTCCTTCAACATGTGATCCATACCCTACTGTTCTGGTACTTAGTCCTTCTGCATGTGATGACTGTCCTTGTGTTATTGTTCTTTCTCCTTCAGCATGTGAATAGTCCCCTATTGCTACTGATCCTGTACCTTCGGCATGTGAAAAGTTTCCAGTTGCTATATTTGCTAATCCTTGTGAAAGACTTCCTGTTACTCCTAATGAACCTGTTATTAAAGCACTTCCTGTATATGGAAAAGCTGCTACACCTCCGCTGTTTAAAGCGTAAGAAGCTGTTCCTTGTAGAGAACCTGTTAATCCTTGAGTAGCAATAACTGATCCTGTTACTTGAAATTGAGATCCTGATGCAAGTACTAGATTTGATCTATTTCCAAATGTTCCGTTTCCTATTATGAAAGCAGACTGTGCTGATGATGTAATGTTAAACTGCCCTTGAACGTGTTGGTAAGATCCTGATGATATGGTTTGAAGGCCTTCTACATGTGATGAATTTCCTGATGCAATGGTAGAGTCTCCTTCTGCATGTGAGTAGTTTCCTGATGCTATTGTGTTATACCCTTCTGCATGTGATGCTAACCCTATTGCTACTGAGTTAATACCTTCAGCATGTGAGTAAGATCCTGATGCTTGTGTATTCTGTCCTTCAGCGTGTGAGTATGTTCCTCTTGCATAAGTAGTATATCCTTCAGCATGTGAAGCATCCCCGATTGCTTCTGTGGTAAATCCTTCGGCATGTGAGTAAGATCCTGATGCTATTGTGAAGTATCCTTCAGCATGAGAGTAATCTCCTGATGCAGATGTTTTTCGACCTTCGGCATGTGAGCGATTTCCTACAGCTATTGCTTCACTTCCTTCTGCATGTGATCCATACCCCTGTGCTATTGTACTAACTCCTTCTGCATGTGAATAAGATCCTGATGATATTGTAGTAATACCTTGAGCATGTGAGTATGTTCCTCTTGCAGTAGTTTGATATCCTTCAGCATGTGAATAGTTACCTGATGCTGTTGTTTCACTTCCTTCAGCATGAGAGTACGATGCTGATGCTAGTGTATAACTTCCTTCAGCATGAGAGTATTGTCCTACTGTTCTTGTATAATTTCCTTCGGCATGTGAATAGTTACCTGATGCTGATGTAGAATTTCCTTCAGCATGAGAGTACTGTCCTATTACTATATTACCAGTTGGTCCTTGTGATAAAGAACCAGTTATAGCTGTACTGCCGTTTAATTGTGTTGTTCCTGTTACTGTTATATTACCTGATACTGTTCCTCCTGTTAGCGGTAAGTATCCTGGTGCTAAAGATGCTGTTGTTGCATAGGAAGCTGTTCCAAATAACGAACCTGTAAATGATGTAGCCTCTACTGAATCAGCTGTATATTTTTTTGCCATTTTATTTTACTTTATTACCAGTTATTTTGTACTATGTTTACCCATTCGTAAGTTGAAGCTCCTGTTTGCATTGACATATCTACAAAAGAATTATTTCCTGATGTTCTATATCTTAATGAACCTGCATTTGTTATACCTGCTACTGCTGAATTGTTACTTACTTGAAAAGAACCTGTTACTGATAAAGAACCAGTAAATTGATGTGTATCATCTAAAGTGTCTCCAAATCTAGTAGATCCTGAAGAGAATGATTCAGTAAAATATGTTACAGATGAAGATACTATATATTGCTGTGCTGTTAGATTTCCTGTTACTGTTAAGTCTCCTGATACTGTTCCTCCTGTAAGTGGTAAGTATCCTGGTGCTAAAGATGCTGTTTGAGCATAAGAAGCTGATACCACACTTCCATTGTAGTAAGATGCTGTTAAAGCATGAGATGCCGTTACTGCTCTTGAAGCTGTTACAGTTAATGTATTTGTTGTAGCATTATATGAATATAAAGAACTATCAATATATATTCTATTGTTTATTGTACCATCGCTAAATAATGGATAGTAAGGACCTGTTCCACCTGTCTGATCTACTACATCTATATATGATGCAGATAATGCATAAGTAGCGTAAGAGCTTGTTGCTGCATAAGAAGCTGATATAGATGTATTTGAATAAGAAGCAGTAACTGTTCCTAGTAAGTAACTTGCTGTTATTGCGTTTGTTGCAAAAGAAGCAGATATTACACTTCCATTATAGTATGATGCTGTTGCTGCAAATGAAGCAGAAGTGGCTATAGAAGCTGTATTACTAGATTCTGCAAAAGCTGCTGTTCCTGCTATAGAAGCTGTATTACTAGATTCTGCAAATAATGTATAAGATGCTGTTGTTGCTAACCCTACTACATCTGTGTATGAGGCCGATATTGCATAAGATGCTGTAATGGCTGTGGGTGAAACAATTCCTGTTATTCCTGCCCCGTCTCCTACAAATGTATTTGCTGTTACAGTACCTGTTACTATTAATGATCCTGTAATACTTGCACTTCCAGATAAAGATCCATCCCACTCTGCTGCTATACCTGTTAACCCAGATCCGTTTCCTGTAAATGATCCGGTATAAGATCCAGTATTAAATGAACCTGTAAATGTATTAAATGCTGTTAATGATGTTAATGCACTTGTATTAAAATAAGAAGCAGTTGTTGCAAAAGAAGCAGATACTGGGATTGGTGCCCAAGAAGCAGATAATGCTTGAGAGGCGTAAGATGCTGTTCCTAATAAAGAACTTGTTACAGATGTAGCGTAGATATTTCCTTCTACTTGTAATTTTCCTAGAGTTGGGGTTATAGTTGCAATACCTATATTTCCGCTTGAACTAATAAACATTCTAGGTGTTACTAGTCCATTTGAGAAAAATCTTATACCATCGTTATATATTACTGACCCTACTGCTGTTGTATTAAATCCTCCTGTTTTCCAGTGTATTCCATTTGTCGGTACTATGTCAACTCCTGCTGTAGATCGTATTTTACCAGTTACTTCTAATGTTGATGATACTGTTTGGCTACCTGTTATATCTAAAGATCCTGTTAACTGTACATCCTGTACTAAAGAGTTAACGTATGATGCTGTTTGTGCACTTGTAAATGATCCACTCCAGTATGATGCTGTTGCAGCAAATGAAGCTGATACTGCATAAGAAGAACTTGCTATCGAACCGCTCCAATATGAAGCTGTACTTGCAAAAGAAGCTGATGTAGCATTTGTTACGGATCCTGTAAAGAAAGAAGCAGTTACTCCTGTTAATCCTGAACCGTTTCCTGTAAATGATCCTGAGAAAGAACCTGTAAAGTTACTTCCTGATGCTTGATATCCATTTAGGCTTAGTCCTGTTATCTTTGATCCATCTCCTTGTAAAGATCCTGAAAAAGATCCTGATGCTCCTGATGAGAATCTTAAATCTATATTTCCACCTTCTACTCTAAGGGATCCTGTAATATCTACACTACCTGTTAATACTCCGTTCCACTGTGAGGAAGCTGTTACGTAAAGTAAACCTGATCCATCTCCGTAGAATGCAGATGCAGATATTGCACCACTTACGTTAAGTGAGCCTGATATCTGTGTATTATTACTTATGATATGTTCGTTAGCCATGTTTTATATTATTTTATACTGGTCTCTTAAATGCTGTTACTAGCATGTTTATTTCAAAATTACCTCCTACTGCATCTACATATAATGAAGCAGATGTTAGAGATGAAGCAACTAAGCTAAAAGAGCTTGATATTGCATCACCTGTTGCTACTACGTGGTTATCTGTTATACTTGCATTCCCCGATCTATCCCAGCTACCTAGTAATGTACCTACTTTCTTTTCGTTTTCAGTAGCAGTTGTTAGTACGTAGTCTGCTTTAAATCCACTATAACCTGCTGAAGCAGATATCGGGAAAGTCATTAAAACATTTGTTCCTGAGAGACTGCTTGTTGCATAGTGAAATACATTAACACTAGCTGCTGTAGCACTCCCTGTTGATATGGTTAAGGTACTCCCTATAGTTACTCCTTGAAGTGAAGTACTTCCGGATACAACTGTTAAAGAGCCTGTAATACCTGCACTACCGCTTCTAATTCCATTCCAGTTGGCTGTTGTTATTCCTGTTAACCCTGATCCATCTCCTACATAAGATCCAGAAAAAGAACCAGTAAAGGATCCACTTCCTTGAAAAGCACTTCCTGACTGCATTATTATAGATCCTGATACTATTAAAGGCCCTACTACTGTTAGATTACCGATTGTTGGCATATTCTTTTATTTTTATTTTCTACTATTATGGCTTAACTACTACAAGGTCCCAACTCTTATAAAGAGCTCCAGATGGTAGTGCATTAATTGCTGCTAAATTTCCTGGGGATTGATCAGATTCATTTAATAATCCTGGTAGGAATATCTGTAATGCATTAAATGTTAATATTCTATCGCTAAAATCTCCTCTTATTAAAGCATCGTTTGTTCTTCTATTATCTATATAAAGTTGATTTTCTTCATAAACTACATCGTCACGTCCTGTATAAGGCCCTAGGTATACATTGTCATAGCCTCCTTTTTCTAACTTAGGACTTCCTGCTTCAAAACCTAAAGCTACATTCCCTCTACCTCTAATAAGGTTCTTAAAAGCCCCTGTACCTACAACTGTATTGTATGCACCTTCTTCTAAGTTTGATAGGGTTTCTGCACCTATTGATACATCTCCATATCCTTGATTTACTTTAAATAAAGATAAGTACCCCAAGGCAGTCTCAAAACTCGATTCATTAGCTTTAGTTAACACTAGACTCCCTATCCCTGTTGAGTATTTACCGTTGTTACCTCCTCCTGCAAGGTACCCTAAATATGATGATTCACCTCCAGCATTCTGACCTGCTGAATAGCCTATTGAGGTAGTGCTGTTATCTGCTCCTGCTCCTGCGTATGCTCCTAATGCTACACTAGCAGCTGATGTGTTGTTTAGTGTACCTGTCCCTATACCTATTGATGAACCGTCTGGGTTATGTATTTTAATATTTTCATCAATGGTTGTAACACCTTTTAAGTTAATAGTCGGTGAAGAACCTGATACAATAAATGATCCTGTTATCTCTCCATTTCCATTTCTAGTACCATCCCATTCTGAGTTGGCAATAATACCTGTTAACCCTGATCCATCTCCTACAAATGATCCTGAAAATACAGATCCTGATATTGCAGTCATGTTTAGAAATTGAACTGTAGTAGGTGTTGAACCTGATACAATTAACGATCCTGTTATTTGTGCAAAACCGTTTCTAGTACCGTCCCATTCAGTTGTTACTCCTGTCAATCCTGCTCCGTTTCCTATGAAAGAACCAGAGAAAACCGATGCAGACACCTGGCTGTGGAAGGTTACTTGACCTGTAGCAAAATCACCTAAAATAAGAGGTGTATCGTCTGGTGAGTTATTTATGTATAGTTTGTTATTCTGTGTTGGAGTATTTGTAAGAGGTCCTGCTGCATACCCTATGTAGATATTGCCCATTCCTGCTTGTACATTCTCACCTGTTTGAACTCCTATTGCAGTATTACTATGCCCTGTAGTAAGATTTACTAATGAATAATCCCCTACTGCTACCGTACTACTTACTTGATCTGCACTTACAAGAGAATTATCCCCTATCGCTACGTTATCTGTACCTCCTATATCCTGTCCTGCAAGAGCTCCTATTAGTATATTACTTCCAGCAGTTGCTGCTAGACCTGCACCAGCTCCTATACTTAGATTTCCTACTGTATCTACTGGTTCAAACCTACCGGCTAGGGTTAGTATACTTCCATCAAAAGTAAGATTTGATTCTCCTTGAAGTGATGTCCCTCCAGTTGCTGTTAGTACATTATTGTTTTGATTACCATCTATTGTTACTGTTCCTCCTCCTGGTGCTGGTAATTCAACACTGTGGTATGTTAAAGGGTCTGTATCGTTATCGAACCATAATTTTAACTCTTTTGAAGTAGAGTTAGGTATATTGTGAATGGAACTTGAGAAGTAAACAGAAGAGAAGTTCTCATCCATTTGTGCATGGGTGAGAGCTGCTCCTAGACTTGTTCTAAATGTTATTGCCATAGTACTTTATTATAAATATCTTCTTTTAATCTTCTGTTTTATGCACCTGTATATATAATGAATGCTAATGCATAATAAGGTGGTCTGTTTTCGTGAGGGAAATTACCTCCTGTAAAATGTATATTTCCCTCATTAGGAGGTGTTGGGAAATCTTGAGTACCTATTTCGGTATCCCCTGTCTCTAATCCTCTTCCATAATCTCCGTTATCTCTCCAACTTCTTGTGAAACCGTGATTGTGTGAAGGCATTTCAGAAGTATGTAACTTAACGTTGTTAAATCCTCCTTTTTCTCCTACTGTATATCCATTTATATCGGCTACCCATTGTATCGTACTAATATTAGGTCTATGTGTTACTAGGTTACCTGTTTGTGATAATACTGCTATAGATCCTGGTGGGAATAGTACGTATGGATATCCTGTTGTTACATTAGTTCCATTTGCAGGTACATAACCTCTGTATAATACGTAATTATCTAGACCTTGATGATACACTAAGAAGTACGATGTATTTGCACTATTACCTACTAGTGAGTATAGTGCGTATTGTCTGCCAATGTCCGGTGTGCCTGGTGTGCTTTGACCCATATTAGAATTAAAAACCGCTGTGCTAGGGGTAGGATTCGTTACCATAGAAGTATTACTTACTTTAGTAAACGTTCCTTGTACGTATGAATTCCCTGTATTAAAAGTTAAGTTTGAATTTATAGTAAATGTAGTAAAATCGTATGTTACTACCTCATTATTCTTTCCTCCTGCTCCTACAATAAATCTTTCTCTTAAATCTGGAATTGTTACCCCTCCTACCGGTGCTCTACCATCACAGAGTGTCCAACCTGCTGGAGGTGCTGTTGGTGACCCTGCCCACATTACAATACCTCCTAGTGGAAAAGTACCTGTAATATATTGAATCTGCCCTATAGAGCCAGCTGTCTGGCTTACTGTTAATACCCTTGGGTTAGATTCAACACTTGCTGGTACATTTAATATAGTTGCTATATTTCCTACTGTTAGGTTTGTACCTACAGCTGCCGATGTTCCTGTTGTTAATGAAAGTCCTACTGCAGCAGTTCCTGTTGTTACTGTATTTCCTTTTACTGTAAAAGAACCTGTTACAATAGTATCTCCGTTTACATCTAATTTAGCATTAGGTATTGATTTGTTCATAGAGATATTTCCATATGAATCAATTCTGAATCTCTCTTCTATACCTATATCTCCTGGTGCATGTGGACTTGTACTTTGACCTGTTCCTATTGAGAATCCATGTAAGTTACCTTGTCCGCTGAACTGTATATAAGTACGGTAGGATCCGTCAACATCCTGTTGAATTCTCATTCCGTTACTCAACCAATCTCCTCCTCCAGCTAGCTGTCTAACTGATAGTATTTTTAATGAGTCTACGTTTTGTTGCGGTGTTATTCCAAATTGAGCAATAGTTTGAAAGTCTCCTAATAATGTCCCTGTTTGTGCTGTCTGGAATACATGTAGTGCTGCTGACCCTGGTCCAGTTCCTACTCCTAATCTTCCTGCAAAAAATCCATTACCTTCTGCATGAAAAAGGTGTTGTGGTGAGAAGGTACCTATACCGAATCCGGCTTGTGTAAAGGCTCCGTAATTTGCATTACTCCCTACTACAAACCTAATATGCCCTGGGTCTTGAAGTTCAGCAAATTTTCCAGAAGGTGCCCATGATTTTATGTACAGGTTATTATCATTATGGTCATGTCTTCCGATAGTTCCCATAAGTGTTGTTCCTTGATAGAAATCTACAGCAGCTCGTCTGTTTGTACCTACTGTAACAGTACTCTCCAGTCTTAATGTGGCTGGGATAGCGTTTGTACCTTTTGCATGTATTTTTGCATTTGCAGCAGGAAGCGATACTCCTATTCCTAATTGCTGTGCAGTATTGTATAAGAACCCGTTGTCTGCATCTAGAATAGGATTAGTACTATGTCTGAATTGAATAGTTCTTGGATCTCCTGCTACTACTAGTGTAGGTGTTGCTCCTGTAGTTGGCTGTAGATCAATAGGTACAAACCTAGCTGGTCCAAAATCATCTCCTGGTGCAGTATTTAATGTACTACTTCCTGTATACCACAGTTTTAGCATATTACCATTATCTATAGACGCAGAATAAAAGAAGGAAGAAAAGTTCCTATCCATCTCATTATAGGTAAGTGCTGATGCTTTGTTTGTTCTTAATTGTATTGCCATATTACTTATTTTATATATCTATTTTTACAATGAAAGTCATATCTGTATTTGCAGATTTTGGTACCGGTTGACCCATTTTACCTACTGCTATTAGTTCATTTGCATCGTTGTATAATCCGACTGTTGTAATATACGGTTGGAAGTAGCTTCCTGTTACGTTATTATGTAAGTCTCCTGTTGATGAAGCAAGTGTATTTGAATACTCTGTTCCGTCATTATAGTATGTTGTTTTTATTGAACTACTTAGTGCTGAGGGATTATATGTGTGGTTAAATTCCGACTCTCTAATCCTACAGTGGTAGTTATGTGTATAAATAGGATGATTAGATTTCCATCTAACTGTTCCGTCTACATAGTCCATTAGGTAGTTTGCTACAAGCTCGTCTGTGATTATAATCTGACCGTGAGTGTATATTACATTTCCTACATACTTTCTAGGACTAGAACATTTTAAGTATAGGTTACCCTCTCCATCATCTACTATAGTAGATGAATACCCATCTGGTGTATCTAAATATTCTCCTCCTGCTGCTGGTGTTTCTTGTACATAGTTACCTTCGTTAGTCAAGTAATCGCTACCAATTATATTACAAGCATTTGGTGTAGATCCGTATATGTTAAAGAAATCTTCTACGTAATCATCTTCTGCGTTTTCTCTGGCGTAAGAAGAGAGTACATAACTTGAAGAGACTCCTGCTTCAGGAACTATTTCTAGAGAGAAAGGTTCAATGTGAGTACCTACAATATCTCTTGGCATAGAGTAAACCCCTATATACGAATGTATGTTTCTAGATCCACTAGTGTAAGAGGATTGTAGAAAGTTGTCATAAGATCCTGTAGTTGTTATACTTCCGCTTTGAAATAAGCTGTAATATAAATGATTTGTACTTTGAAAGATTAATCTCTTGTATGAAATACTTTGTATTTCGTTTGTAGGTAAGTAGTAATTTGAAGAACCGGAGATACCTACAAGTGTCTCTATTCTATTTGCGCTATAATCACTACCAGATACTGCCCAAGATTTTCGGGCAGTGTATGTGGTTATGTAAGCATCTTGCTTGTTTAGTTTTTTGTAAGCACTCATTCATTAATAGTCCAACTTGATTCTTACTAATGCTTCTTTTGTGAAATCCTTTAAGAGTGGTTTAGATAATTTTGCTACTGCTAAAAGGTCATTATTATCGTTATATAGGCCTACTGTTGTTAAATACGCTTGAGGTGTATTAATCATAATATCATGTCTCAATTCTCCTGAACCTGTAATGTTAGAAGGATTTGTTGAGTAGTTGAATTCACTATTTCTTACTCGAACAAATATGTAGTTTGAAGATACTGTTTCTTCTGCTTGTGATTCAAAATATGCTCCTTTAGTGATAGCATTATAAAATTTCTTAATATTCTCTTCATCAGTACCTGGTGAAGCTGTTCTGGCTGTACCTAAAGCAAGACCTCCATCTACAAAAGCATCATCTAATGCTTCTCCACTAAGAATAATAACTCCTACATCTGGTAAGTACTTACCATAGCTTCCTCCAGTTGTATTATATCCGTTAGTTGCTGTAGTACCGTTCCAATCCCATGGGTAACCGTTTGAACCACTAATAATATCATATACTCTTCCTGAGTCTACATATGAGATTGTTGTTAGTGTTTCACTATTATCTGTTAAACGTATTTTAGCAGCACCTGAACCTGAAAGTGTTAGGTTAAAGCTTCCTGGTAGAAGTTTTTCTTTATACCTAGCTCTATCGATAGAGATTACGTAGATGTAGTCAGAAGACTGTCCTTGAAATGTAAAATTTGTATCTTCATCTCCAAATACTAAATTTCTATACTGTCCATATATTGTTGAAGATGGTGATTTACCTGCTGCACCTCCGTTATAGTTTACTGATCCTTTACCGTCTTTATCTCCATAGGTAATTCCCATTTGCGCTACTGCTGTATCAACTAGGTTTATATCTGTATTGTATATTCTATGAAAATATTCTCCTGTAGAAGCTACTTGAGTAGATGATGTGAAAAATGAAGTTAACAGTTTGCTGTTTGTAGACCATAGAGGAGTCACTACTGACTCTGCACTAATGGATATATCTTCTGGATCTAATCTTTTGAATGACATATGTTATTGATTTACTTTTACTATGGTTACTGGGATTGTTAATCTAGCTCCTGAATCTCTACCTATTACTGTAAGTGTTGTTTGAAGTGTTGTATTAGCTCCGAATAACGTATTGATTGTTGTTGCTGTTATGTTGATAGAAGTACCAATTACTGCTTTAGAAACGTTTGTTCCTAGGGTAGTAGTTGAGTTTAATCTTTCAGCCTCTGAGGTATTAATTCCTACCCCGTTGAATGTATTTGTTACTCTAGCATCTGCAATAGTTGCTACATATCCTCCTGCTTCAAAAGTTTGAGAAGATCCTAAGTAGTTCAGTGTTTGAGGAGTGATAGCAAGTGATGCTCCTTGTTTTAATCTGATGGCTGAGAATCCTAAATCTAGAATTGGTAACTTAGCTGTTCCTCTTGGAAGAGTTGTAAGCTTATACTTCATGATTTGAGTTTCATCCGGAAATGCTTCCAGTAGTGGCATTTTTTCAATAGCCTCTCCGTAGTAAGCTGATCCATTTGGATGATTTGGATTGTATAATGTGTAATCAATCTCATCATCTGCTAAAGCAAATTGAGTGATTTTGAAAGAACCATCACCTCTTGCAAGTAATTCTCTTCCTTTTTTAGTTAAAATTGCATCAACTGTTACAATTGAATTATCTAAGTATCCCATTTTATGTTTTTTATCTTATTATAAATATACGTTTTTTTATTATTTTATACAACTCTAAGTTATACATAGACTACTGCTACTATGTACTAGTCCGTATTCATCTGTATCAAGTATTTCTTTTGAATCTTTTACCCATATTTTAGAATTTGTTGAATTTATAATTTTTGCACTTACATTATCTACTTTAAAAATTCGTAAAGGCTTTACTACCATTAGTTTACTGTTTTGAGGTAAACTCCCTGTAGGTGTATTTAAATATCCTCTTGTAACTGTTAGTACGTTAGGTAAGCCTCCTGTTCCTAATTTAATTCCAACTACTCGTAGCCTTTCTGCCAACATTGTACCGTCATTGGCTGCTAATATACTTCCTATTTCAATAGAACCTGTTTCTGGTGTAGTATCTAATCCATACTCTAAAGAAGTAACAGTAGCGTTGTTTGATTGTAGTAGTTTATACTTCGTATATACAAACCCTTCAAAAGAAGGTACTTCCTGGTCTCCTGTAAATAGAAACTCTGATGTTATTCTATCTGTTAAGGATCTTGAGCATATTGACAAATCTGCTGAAGAGGATGGGTTTTGTTCTCCTACAAAGGTTCTGGCAGTAATAGCAGGTGGAATTCCTTTATAATTCTGTGCATCTGTTGATGACCCTACATACCTAGCATTACTCCATCCTGTAGATGAGTAACTACTATCCTGTATTTGTGCTGGAGTTGCTGTCTCTTGTAATATTTCTGATAGGTTTGTAGGATTTACTCCTGACCCTACTCTGTCGGATTGTTGTATATATGTAGATGTTCTGTTCTGTAATGCATTACTGATTAGTGGATTAAAATCACTATACTCGTATTTTTCATCTTGTACATAAGGTAGGAAAGTAACATTTACCTGATCTTGTCCTAGTCCATTGGCATTGTTCGGAGTTTTATTAAACTCTTTTGGGGTTATTTCAAAGTAGTAGTAATTACTTGTTGGGCTGTTAAAAGCATTAGCGTATTTAGATCTACTTACTATAGGTAATTCATATAACTGTTCATTTACAGCAAACCGTAAACTAGTTGCTGTTAGTAACACATTCTCTAAATCTATTTGATTCAGAGGTGATGTTTGTTGACTCCAATCTTTCCTTGTAGCAACCGTTACAGTAACTCCTGTTACTATTATTTTAGTGGAGTCTGTAGGGTGTGCTTCGCAGTTTACGTTGATGCGGGCGTCTTTGTTTATATTAGTAGTATCGTTTGTCTGATGTACAAAGAGAAATGTTGCTATATCCATTTTTATGTTATTGTATTAAGGGCCAGTGTATCCATGTAATGTACTGCACACTATTGCTGTTCCTGTAAAATTATATAAAGGTATTGCTGATGGGTTTGGGTATCCGTTACTGTACGGTAATGCTATATATCCATCACTACACCATCCGTTTATTGGGTCTCCTGTTCCAAAGGCTCTTAGTTGTTTACCTGAGTTCCATAGCTGTTGAAATGAGTAGCTTGGTTCGCTGGTTATTTTTGTATAGTATACCGAGTTAGATATAAAAAATCCATTTCCATATGCGGAAGAATTCTCTGTTATGACTGCTCCGGCAGTACATGCTCCATTTGGGGCTGTTTTACCATATGACAGTCCTATGTAATCCTGTGCAATTCCGTCTCCTGTTTTTTCAAGTTTAATAACTCTTTCACAAGCACCTGCTACGTTTATTAGCTTTATCCATATAGCTTTTCCTAGAAAGATAAAATCAAATGGATCTGGTACTGATATCCATGTATTAGGATTTGGTGCAAATTTTGTCCCTACAGTAACTGTTTGAAATTGATAGGTAGCGGTTGGTAACTCTCCTTCGAAGAATGTTCGGAAATCTACAACTAGTGCTTCATTGGCTGCAGGTCCTGCATATAAATCATATACGGTGTACTCTTGCGGGAGTATAAGACATGTATAGAATTGTTTTGTTACGGATCTTGTACAATTAGTATCGTACTTATCGGTTACAGTAACGGTATAGGCGTCTCCTGTTACACCATTAAATACGTAAGTAGAGATTCCTGGACCTAGTGTTTCTGGTGCTGTGTTATTCTTCTGTACCGTGTATACTACTTGATTGTTTAAATTCAATGTAAACCAGTTTGCAAGGTCATAACTTGTTCCAGCTACTATATAACTTGGTGCTGTATCAGGTCCTAGAGAACAGGTTACATTACGGAATCTTACTGTTTCATCACAACCGAGTTTAGCGTACCCATGTATAATTGTCTCGTCATATTGTGCACCTGTAAAGGTGTATGTAGAAGGTATTGGTGTTCCTTGAGGAGTTGTTCCTAAGTAATATAATGTATTAGGTGGTGCTGATACACCATTTCCTCCAAATAATGGACCTAATGCATATGGAATACCTGGCTGTACTACAAAACTATCGTTAGCTCCTGGAGTTAGTGTACATAAGTCTGGCGGTGTTCCTTCGTAGAACCTTACATTAAATTGAACTTTTGGCGGAATTGCTTTCTTTAATGTATTACTTCTATTAAGCTCTCCTGTTGATACTCTAATCGTACTATTTGCTAATTCTCCATCAAACTTTGCTTCTTCTTTATCCTTAAGGTAAGATATTCTTCGTCCTTCTGGGGTATCTACTATTTGTTTGTAAGAGGCTATGTATTCAACTACTGATCCAAAAGTATCTCCGTGGTAACCTTCTGCAAAAGCAGTATCGATAGATGATGTATATGTAAATGCATTATCCATATTTGATCCTGTAATTGTATCTACAGATGCTTTTATAGATTTTGCTTTTGATCTATTTAGTAAATTTGGCTTAATTATTATACCTGTATCAGCTACTGTTCTAGCAGGTATAAAATCCTTAACCATTTTAAAGATTACATTATCAAAGAATTTGATTAGTCTTACAAAAGCTCTTACATCGTATTGTGATAAATCTCCTAATATGTCTTCTGCTACTTTATAAAGTCCTTCGTAATCTGGAAGTGTTAAGCTGCTTGGGTTTCCTATATATTGATCTATATTAAATGTAGTTAGATTTGGATCTGCTAGTGATTTAGATATAATATACTTATCCACATTATCGGTAGGAGAAAACCCTACTTCAATAACATGTAAATCATCTGTATACTTATTATCTCTTTTTACTATAGAAGTATGACTTGATAATGTGTTACCTGGTATAATACTACCTGTATGGTCAATTCGTATTTTATCTAAAGAACTTGTATAGTATTGGTAGTCTCCGTAAAAAGGTCTTTCGTTTGTATTTCTACCTCCGTATAGTTTTATATCTAATATGTCTGAAGGAATACCGAAACAGTTTATAAGTGCTCTTAGACCTCTCTCTGTACCTTTTGTTTTTAGTAAATAAGAAAGGTTATGGTAAATTCTTTTTTGAATCTCTTTTTCATAAGTATCAAAAGAAGAAGGTTCTATAGGAGTATTAGGTCCTGTTAGTGATCCTGTTAGTGATCCTGTTATATAGAAATTAATATGTTCACTTCCCGATACGTATCCCTGTCCTATAAAGCTTGAGAATAAGTCTTCAATAGATTTATTTGAAGTATATAATTTAACTCCAAAATTCTTTAAAGCCTCCCCAACTAAATCTTTAGAGATTCCTTTATTCATTCTATTATCAGCATCATACTTATCTGTTACTGCATCTGCATATAACCATAAGTTATCAAAATGCTGACCTATCATATGGATGAATGTCAAGTAATTCTCATTATTTGTATCCTCTCTAAGGTAAGATGGTATAGAAAATATTAATGAATTATAATTGGTATTGTCATACGATATTGCTTCTGCAATTTGGTTGGTATACCAAAGTATTGATTGAGGTGTACTACTTACCTGGTTTTGATATGGTTTCTTAGTATTAGATTTTGGCCAACTAGAACTACCTGATTCGTAATATAAGAATCTTTCGTAATGATCGAAGTTATTTAACACTCCTTCCATTAACCCTTCAAAATATGTTCTACTTCCTGATATTCCTTGTAAACCTAATGTTCCTTGAGCACCCGGTATTTGACTGTTTATTGATGATAAGCTAGCAGAATAAGATGTTACTAAGTCTAATTTATACTTAAAGTTTAGTAGTCTTTCTTGAGCTGATGAGAAGTGTATAAAGTCTTTATAAGAGGTGTGATCGATACTTATATCGACACCTTTCTCGTTAACTAAAGAGAATAGTTGACTATTTGCATTATTTAATGGATAACTAAATAATTCATCATAGTTAAAATACTGGGTAGGTATTATATTCTCATCCTGTATGTCTATGTTGAAATTGGCAGGTTTTAGAGTTGGGAATACTTCCGGTTCAGGTGTTACCTCAGATTGTACTTCGTATGCGACAGAATCAGCTACTAATTCAACTATCCTTAACTTACTTTTTATTCCGTAAGTAAAAGGTAATGGTTCATATAGTTTTACTGTTACTTCTTTCTCTATACCATTATCTAGAGTATCTATATTAATACCGATAAGTAGGTCGTTATCTTCAAAATTTAACCTAAACTCGTTAAAGAAAGCTTCGCTCTCTAACTTACTTTTTATTACATTAGTAAACCTCTCTAAATCTGTAGGAGATAATGCTAGTGAAGCAAGTTTTAACTCTGTTCTATCTGGTGAGATATCTTGTATGTACAGTTCTGCGGCAGAAGT